ATTAACTCCAGGTGGTTATTTATTAATACATGATCATCAGGTACATACAGACGAACAATATGAATGCGCTGAATTTCTTCATTTCTGCTACGATTTCTTGAATGGTACTGTTACAGTGGATGATTGGGCCCCAGGTAAATATTCATCGAAAAGTGTTTATACCACAATGTCAAACGTCCTAAAGATGTTTTCACCTTTAAAAGGAGTTGATATTGTGCACAAAAAACAAGATCCGTATAATTTTACCGTGTGGATTCGAAAGTCCCCTATTGAGGTATCGGAAATGGCTTCTGTTGTTTCTTCGGCTACAAATGTAAATCCTACTGTAAATACAATTGTAAATAGTAAAGTGCAGGGTGAAAATCCCGTTGCAGTCACTCAGGGTGCAAATCCCGCCGTAGTGGCTCCACTTTCTGTTAAATCTACGAAAACTAGTCAGGGTGCAAATCCCATTCCTCCTGCTCAGGGTGTAAATCCCGTTAATCCAGGTCAACCAGTTTTTCCGCCGAATAACAACAACAATAATCCTCCGCCAAACCCACCAATTGTACCATTGCCACCCGTTAATCAAGGTGGTAATCCAATTGTTCCTCAACCTATCTTGAACCCTCCTCCTCTTCCTCAGCCTGCTGTGCTCCCTCCAAAATACGTTTGGGGGAGTATACGTAACTGGGTTAAGAAACGGAAGGTATCCATTCAAGATAATAAGGCCTTGGTTGATTATTGTAAGCTCCATGGTATTGACTATGAAATAAACCCAGGAAAGGTTGGTAACACCCACCCCTTCTCAGCGATGTTTCGTGATCTTGCCGTAAAAGACTTTCTTGCCCGGGTGGGTCATGACAAGAAGTCGATGGTTATTTTGGATTGGTATGGTTCTGAACGTAATAAGTTTTATAAACCTTACGACTCAGATTGTGAGCTCACATGGTGTCCTACACCTGTCCATACTATTCAAGGAGATGCCGCCCGAGGTTTCAAGCGTGCAGGAATGCCGATTGTTTATGATACAGCTCTTGTTCAAGACGTGTATCAGTCAGGAAGACATTATTCTGATCCTCTTTCTCCCATTGTGTTAGCACAATTGGCGGCCGGGTCCGTTTCAGGTGAAGCTTATGTGCTAGTACGTCCTTTTGTTGGCGATGCTGGTGTGGATTCCGAGTCTTGGGATGAGGGAGCATGGTACCGAACGCACGGGTTGATTAATTTTTCTCCCGATCCGCAGAGTACATCTTATGCTCCTCATCCTGATGCTAATTGGTTATTCCAACACCGCTCCTATCAAGGGTTAGCTATTAGTGCTATGGCAACATTTGGTCCGTATACTTTGTTCTGTGTAGCAAAAGAACCAATTGACGCGCAAGAATTAGC